AGAGGCCCATATTGATGATAATAAGATCAGGATCACTGGAGTATCCTTACGGAAACCTCAACCTAGTGACCCAGACTAGGCGGTACTTCGAACCGACCTGCGGCCCTCCCGCCCTTTTGGGTATGCCTTGGTAAGAACGGAGGGTTCGTCCCAAAGTTCCCCAAGGGGGAGGAAACCGAGGAGGGATAACCCCTAGGATGACAAGGGTATACGGATCTCCGCACACCTTTGTACCTCTTTCGGTTTCTTATTACCTCTGCCTCCGCTACGTAGAGCTTCGGCTCCTAGCCTGGTATCGTAAAATGAGATCGTAAGGGGACTCATTGGGAAACGTAGACCGTGCCCTTGGGCTTCCTAGGGACATGTGGAGCAAATGGGACAAGAAGAACGAAATGCTTAAGTTAATCAAATCGCAAATCCACTTATCAGATAAGTGGCTCCTTCGTGCCCGTACTTCATTCCCTTGGTCGAGGATCTTAAAAGATCCTAAGGACACTATCAAGGCCCTTCAACAGGTGCCCTTGGTAGTGGCCGGGAAGAGAGCTACCACATGGTATCTAGCACTAGTGGCCTTTGGACGCAGATCTAACGAGATAAGGAGAAAACAAGGACTGCAGGGACTTGCACAGTACCTTAAAACCTGTAAGCTTATGCTTATGCAGGCGTTGGCTATGCCATCAAGGAAACTAAGCGGTCAAAAGATCGGGAAGTGCGCGGTTGCGAAAACGCGATCGGGCATTCCGCGAATAATACCAAAAGTGCACCGTAAGTTAATCCGAAAAGGGGATACCGTCTGTATCCAGTTTTGGCTTACCCTCTTTACCCTTTACAAGGTGTTTGAGCTAAAGCCGGTCTACAAGATCCATACGATCACTAGACCCGGAGTCCCTGAAAGTACACTTGAGGCCGACGGGCTCCTCTCTCACGGATCTTACTTCAAGAAACTCCTTTTCTCAAAGGAGCGGACCCTCGCAGAGGGGACCACAAAGTATGATCTTAAGAGGGCGGAGTATCCAAGATGGTCCTTTGAGCCCCTACCAATCCTGATGAAGGTAACCCCTAACACCCTTAAGGGTGAGATCGCATTCTTCAATGCCATCCGCGATGCCAAGGTTTGGGTCAACCATCCCTTGTTACCTTTACTGAAATCGTTCTGTTACGAGGTAGAAAACCTATATCCGACGTCTAAGACACCGGGTGTAACAAATGGTTCTTACGTAAAGGCTTTCGAGATGCTAGAGAAGATGGGACAAGGGGAGTTACTCTCTCTGGGTGGGAAGCGGGTACAATCCTCCCTTCTGACGAACATGATCACCGCACTTCATAAAGCCCTACCATTGAAATGGAAGAAGGCTGCTCAAGGACAGGCGGTCCCGGGACCCCAACCTATTCATGAGTACTTGAAGGACGTTATGATGATGGCGTCAATGGCGAAGGGGATGGCCTTCGATGCTACCCGGGTTTGGGTGAAGATCATCGGTAGAGAGCCGGACGGGACTAATCCCACCCTAGAACTCTATGACACAGTCATAACCAATGATGGGTCCTACCCTCTAGAAGCCGTTCAGACTCCTCTAGCCCGTGTATCAGAGAAAACCAAGGATCGTTCACCTCTTCCCGTAGTGGGGGCCCTAGGCCGCTTGGGTATTAAGTTAGAACCTAGTGGTAAAGTGCGAGTCTTCGCAATGGTTGACTGGTGGACCCAATCGTTTATGTCTCCTATACACAAATGGCTGTTTAGGATCCTCCGGACTATCCGTGAGGACGCGACTTTCGACCAGGATCAAGCAGTAACCCGCTTGGCTGCGCTAATAAGGCAGAGAAAGTTGAAAGAAATATATTCCTTCGACCTATCAGCAGCGACGGACCGATTGCCGCTTCTTATCCAAGTAAAATTACTTGGATGCTTCCTTTCGGACTCGCTGGCAACGACGTGGGCCGCCCTCCTTGTAGGAAGAGGCTTTAAGGTACCCAGGAAGGTGTGGCCTTTTCTCCCGAAAGGGACGATTAAGTCTCAACTCCCTGCCCTTTTCTCCTCTTATATCTGGCAAAGAGGGTCTCCCTTCTTCGCTCAGAGAAATAATGTATTATCCTATTTCCTCCATCGAGAGGTAAAGCAGAAATATGTTTACTACAAGGTTGGTGCCCCTATGGGCTGCCTGAGCAATTGGGCTATGCTCGCACTGACCCACCACTATCTCGTTCAGCTCGCAGCGAAGGCCGCGGGACATGAGAAGTGGTTCGATGAGTATCTAGTGCTTGGTGATGACATAGTTATCGCCAATCATCAGGTAGCATTGGAGTACCAACACCTAATGTTGGACATCGGAGTCCCCATTAACCGTTCGAAATCCCTGATTTCGGACAATGGGTCCTTCGAGTTTGCAGCCCAGTTTGTATACAAAGGTACTGTAAATTGTTCTCCCTTCTCGTTCGATGAAATCTCTGTGGCGAAGTCCTCGTTACCAGGGCTCGTTCTCCTCTTTAGTAAGCTAAGGAGGCAGCAGAAGATCACTCTTACGTCAATACTGCAATTTATGGGCTTTGGTTACAAAACTATCAGCACTGCTACAAGATCCTTCCACTGGCTTATTAAAAACAAGTCGTGGAGGCTCCTGCAAGCGCTGGCGTTGCTCCAAATGCCTGGTGTCTCTCCTTGGTCACGATCCTCTTACACTGACTGGTTATTAGCCACATCAGTCGCGGGGCCCGTTACCTCCAAGAGGACTGAACCTGCAGAATCAATGCTCTTTGAGAAGGAGTTTGCTCCCTTCATTGAGAAATTGAAACTAAAGGACCTTATCCTTTGGGACAAGGTGTTTGTAAAAACTTCTACCTCAGAAGAGGAAAAGGCCCTGTTCAAGGAGCTCATGGAGCCACTCTTGAGTAAGTGGGAACGTACCCAGACGGAGGCAATAGAGGCCCTCTCAAGTATCATTTTCTCAGGTCCTGGTAAGGGCTTTGAACCGGCAATGACCACGTATCTGGAGCAGTCCTCCGAGCTTTCTAAGGTCCCTCGGGAACTTAGATGGGAATCTCTTCAAGAGACTTCCTTCCGTCCTAATGTAGGTCGGTGGCTCAGACTCTGGTTAAGATTGTGGACATCCCTTCATCACCCTAGCTGGTATCCTAGAAACCAACACGTGAAACCTTCACGGGTTAAGAATAGGAAAGTAAGGTAACTTACCCCTAGTATAGTTGACTAAACATCTTCTCCCTGTAAGGCTGGATCGTGGTTGCAGATAGCAGCAACGTGCCAATGCTCCTTCTCACAGCAAGGGGAATCCACGAGGAGCCGGGCTGCCTACACTGTAGGGTATCAAGCCTTGCCCTTAGGGAATATAATATTGCTGTATAAAACAAACGGTGCACAAGAGATCACCAATGGGCCCGGCATTTCCCAAGAGATCGAGCATCCCACAAGGACGTCTAAGCTCCAAACCGTCACGCTTGTGAGTACTCTCGTATAGCCAAGGATTACAGGAACCCTATCTCATAGAAGCGTTGATATATAAGTGAAGATAAAGTATCAATCAACTCTGTTAGGCGGATGGCTGGAATGCCAGTAAGTCAGGAGAGCGCTCTTATGTAACAGTAAGAGAAGATGAGGTAGAAAGAGGTAAGAGTTCAAACCACTCATTAGTTTGGGTGCCTTGGGAGGGATATAAGATATCAACAAGGTTAAGCTTAGCCTATCAAGGCGAGTGCTGAGTTTGGATTTACCAGAGTTTCTCCTCTCTGGGAGGGGCGCCGGACAACCCGCTGGCACCGGCAAGCTTACCGGTGCCAGGCCCCCCCGGGGGTTGTGGACCTTGTTCCCAAGGCTAGGTGGTGCAGGTGACGCTTGACTAGCGTTCCATCTGTACGCCTTTCCGAGGCCGGACAGTTCAAGAGTCTGCAACGGTAGTTATGAGAAAGACTACCCGCCCTCCCCGGGCAGAAGGCTTAATCAAGGACCGTTTAGCAGATTTTACAACTTAGTCGTAGTTGAGCTAAGGAATCTGTGAGATGGAGACCGGGTTAAGTGAGGTACCGTAGGGTGCAAAGGTTGCATCGCAGGCAATACCAGACCCGTTCCGGATAGTAAGTAGTAATACATAGGGTACGTATGATACCATAATACCTTATAGGGTATGTCCGACCTACTCTTAGAGTAGGGGAGCGTACCTGTCGCTGATGGACCGGCCCTGGTGGGGGCCCAAAAGGTCTTATTCGTATCACTGTTATTGGTAACCAGTAGCAGGGGCTCGTAGAGGCCCATATTGATGATAATAAGATCAGGATCACTGGAGTATCCTTACGGAAACCTCAACCTAGTGACCCAGACTAGGCGGTACTTCGAACCGACCTGCGGCCCTCCCGCCCTTTTGGGTA